CAGAGGATGCAGCGAACATATTGCCCACTATTCCGCCACGTGGACGAAGCAAGTCAATTGTAGACTTGTCAAACACAGTACTGCCAGCCGACTGAGCCGTCTGGAAGCCGAAGTAAGCATCTGTCTTGTTGCTTAAGTTTCCGTCAGATGCGCTAACACGCAGTTCGGGTGTGGGGTAGAGTGCCTTGATGCCGATAGTGTTAGTGACATTCCATACAGCTCCGTTTAATACGGAATACATCGCAAATAGGGACCCAGAAGTCCACTGTCCAGTTACCGCACGAGTAGCAGGGAAATCAGCGGCGACCATCGAGCCAGTAGCCCAGTTGCCATCACCAGACGAAGCATTCGTAAGTTCTTCATCGTCATACTTGACGATTCCACGATAACCGAAGGGGAGGAGTGACGGGTTCATCATTCCAGCATCAACGTTGGAGTCCATAGCCACTCGGATATAAGCAGAGTTGTTTGCCCAATCGCCCTTCTGAACATAGCGGCGCTCGGATTCACTCCAGCTAGTATACTGATCGCCAACCTTACGAGCAACGTAATTAAGAGAATCAGGGTTAAGATCGCAATTATCAAACTGCTCGATAACACGCACAGTGTTGTCAGAGTCGCTTAGTTGTCTCACAACCACCGAGAAGGTGCCATAACGATACGCATTTGTAGGTGCGCGTTGGATATCCTGAATCGAAACCTTAATATTGCGGTTTGTCCAGTCACCAGGCTCTTGGAGGGCATGAATTGCAAAGAGGCTCTCAGGACCATCTGTCGGAGATAGACGACAAGAGATAATCGAGGGGCTCTGCGCGGACTGTGCTGAGTTGCCAGCAAAATCCGAACCCTTCACCGTTCCGCCGGTGCCGCCCTGAATCTTAACTATTGATCCCAGCGTACGCCCGGTCGCCGATGCAGCAATCAGGGTCGATGTGACATTCGCCTTCATGTGGCGATCAAAAGTCTCGCCTAGGAAATACTGGAGTGCCGTACCGGGGGATGCCACTGCTGCATTTGTTCGCTGGGGGTTAGTATTAAAGACCTTGCGAATGTAACGAGAGTCGCCTTCCGTGAAGTTAGCCGTGAAAGTGCTATAGGCGGCGGGGCTGGCGCTGCCGCTAGCGTTCGCGATCTGAATTTTGAATTCAAAATCGGTACCAGTGTCCGCGAGGACGATGTGGCTACCTGTAAAGGAGGGGGCTCCAATACCGAGCTCGGCGACTCCATCGGTCGATGAAGAAACTACTGCTGCGCCCGAGAGGGCAACCTCAGTTCCGCTATTGCAGTACCATATCGCGGCTAAAGCGCCAGTAAGCTCATTGGAGCCCGAAGTGTCATGGAAAACATAGAGTCCGTATGCGTTGGTCTTTTCCCAACCGGCTTCGCCGATGGATCCAGCAGAGGGACCACCGTCAGCAGTGGTCTGTGCTCCCAAAAGACGAATGTAGGTGAGGGGAGAGCTATTCTTAAGATACGCTTGGGCTGCATAGGCGCCATACGTGGGCGCACTCTTGTCAGTGCCTTCGCGCCAAACATCGTCGCCGGCGCCACCGGGAGCCGGGGTTCCAAAAACGCTAACAAACTCTTCAAAAGAGCTAACAGTTACAGGACGCAACGAGGGTCCCTTTTCTGCGCGCCCGATAACTACGGGGCCGATGCCCGCGGGGGAAGCCGGGATTTGAGAATTGTCAATCTCATTAACGAAAACTCCCGGGGATACGAATCTATACTTTTTAACTGACATTATTGATATTCTCCTACATTGTGAAAATGTTCAAAGTAAATAGTGTTAAAGACGGGCAATGGTATTATTCTCTATAAATTCCATCTTTAATAGTCCGGGGGATATCTCCCAAGACGCTGGTTTCTCTTCCAAACTTAAATTCCACCGCATTTTCGCGGCGCACTATCTTGGGGCGCTCCTGATTCTCGCCTTCGCCAACAAGATAGCCAAGCACTTCGATTTTGACAGTTGTTTCATAGTTTCTCTGCTCCATCCCAAGCGCTGCCTTGTTAGATTTATTAGCAAAGCCTCCATCAATGAACACTTCATAAAAGTGACCTTCATTGCTGATGCGCCGGGGCATTCGAGTATTGCCCGCAATCGTGAAAAAAGGACTAATAAGCTGATTCAGTTGCTGTTGATATTCCGTACGAAGATAAACTTCATATTCAACTTTTATCCACACAGGAAGAGGAATAGTAATAGTTTCATAGACTGTCTTTGCTGTCGTTTGGTTGCGCTTGTTGCTATTTTGCATTTTCGCCACAACGTTCTTGTTTGTTCCATATGTCCTCGCTGCCTGTGCATTTTGGAACTCTGCTGTTTTCTTTGGATTAATCTGACGGGCTACTGTAATGCTTCCTCCTTTAGCATCATTGGTCGGAGGAATATTAGCCCAAATGGATCCTCTAAAGTTTGGCTCTTTAGTCACGGATGCCCGGTTAACGCTAATAAGCGGCAAAACGAGGGTCTCTTCCATGTCCCGAATCTCTTTATTGTGTTTAATTTGGTAAGCACGCTCGGCCGAAACCCAAATGACCGGGACTTTTTTAAATCCTTCATTGGTGGTGACCGACAAGTTCAATTCTTCATCAACAAATTTCAACATTGCACCATCAATAGTCTCCAACCCAGAAGGCTGGAACTCTATCTCTTGTAGCTTCAGTGCCACCTCGGCGTCACCGACGTATTCATACTCATTCGCCTTCGCATTTCGGATTTGAGCTTCTGTTCGTTTGCTACGCGTCATCTATTTATCCCACAAAAATTCCGAAAGGAATGTTTTCCATAACTTTCTTAGTAGAATCTTGAATCCCGGCATCTGTCGAGGCCAAGTTAGCATAAGTCGTTTCTTCAAGGAGGGTCTTAAGCTCATCACGTAAATTATCTTGCTCCGTTCGTGCTTGGGACAGGAGTTCTGAGTGATTTAAGGTTACCGACTCACCTGGAATCGGCACAGTGGAAAATTTACCTCGAATCTGTCCCAACATTTCTTTTGCCAACGCTAAAGCAAAGCGTCGTATCCACTGTTTTCCAATAGAGTTGATATTACCATAGGGAATGTTCTGAAACGGGAGGGTGTTCATGTTGTTAATTCCCTCAGTTCCTGTTGCGCCGCGGGTTCCGTCCTCCCATGGCTCCAACTCTCCTTCAATGGTGAAGTGAATCCAGTATTTGCGTGGGCTTGTCTCCATGGGCTTAGGATAGAGTCTCAGCCAATTGTCTTTTATTTCATATGAATAGTGAGATACCCGCGTATAGAGGGCGTCCTCATAAGCCATAGCCTGAAGTTTGTTCTGCCACGTTGGAACGATCTCAAAAGTCGAGTCATCAGCGTACTGACCATACGTTCTCATGTTGCCGACCACCGAAAATCCGCCGTAGTAACCATAAAACCTCCACATTGCGCGGGGCGTCTTAAAAAATACCTTACGAATATTGATTCTTTTATTTAATACCTTACCATAATAAGGAAGAGTAGTATCAGTAGCTGAAGATGCAGATAGAAGGGTCTGAATATCATAATCCTGTTGATTTGCGACACGATCTATAGATGCAGAATATATAGGAACTGTACCACCGAAGCCAGCTTCTGTCGCAAGTCCTTCGGTAACTCGACGCATATATCCATAATCAAACTTTGGATAACGAAGAGCAATTTCTGACCCGGACAGAGCGTGTCCGCTTACAATTTGTCCATCCTGGTCAAAAGAAGCTGTTGTAGCACCCAATAAGTCAGAAAGAGAGTTTTTGGTTTGATGAAGATTAATAAGATATGAATATTCTAGAACCGCTTCTTCATAGGCTGCATATACATTGCCCTCAGTCAGCTCAATGTCGAGGACATCGCCGCCGAGCTTCTTATAAGTGTAGGCAACCTGATCAGAGGCGCCCGATAAAAAGGCAGCGCTGGAATAAATCCCGAAAGGTAGGGTGGCTGCTACATTTGTAGTTGAACCCGTGACCGGTAAAATATTAGTATTTGTTGTGGATGCGGGATTTAATTTTGGAATGGCCATTCAGTGTTCCTCTATTAGTACATTACTAAATAGAAAGCCCCGCCTCAAAAGAGACGGGGCTTTAACTATTTTGACCTTACGTCGAGTACGACTAGCTGTCCATACCTCTGACGATGACCAGTCCATACATATCTGGACGAACCATCTTCTTGGCATACCGAGTCATCACGCCCTTGCGAGGCACGAAGTCTTCGGTGCCGAAGATCGTCGGTGTGGTCTGCAGCGGCACATACGGCGCATACACATAGCCACTCTCAAGGAAGCTACTTCCACGACGACCCACCAAAAGGAGGTTGCGGGGGAAGTAAGGATCGACGATAACGTCGAACTTCTTCGAAAGAGAGCCGACCTTGACAGAACCAATGTCACCACGGTCACTATCTGCAGTCACGTTCGCACGGAAACCAGCAGTGAACTCAAGGATGTTGGCAACTTCAGGTGCGCACACCACGAAGTTAGCAGCACCACGCAGAGTCTTGCGATGGATCTGTGCAGAGACGTCGTTGATTGTCTCAACGAGAGTCTCGTACCACTCACTCACGTTACCCGTGAAGTCCTGCGTAACTGCAGAAACCGCACCGGTGTCACGAACCAGGAACTGTCCTGGGTGTCGCGACCAGTAACGAACACCAGCCTTGGCGTCAACCACGAGGTCCTCAAGGATCTCCTGATCGATTTCAAGAGCGATCTGCTCAGACAGAATCTGAGTCAGCTCGACTTCGGCATCAAGGTTGTGGTAAGCGTTAAGATCCTGTCCTAACTCTGGGGTCCACTTAGCCTTGAGCTTCTTGGTGATAGCCGTGACAGCCACGGAATCGACCTTGATGTCGATTTCGGGGATGTTCTGGTTAGCTTCGAGAGCCCATGGGATCTCGCCTTCAACCGAACCGAGCGATCCGCCGGCGACAAAGTTGTCAGCCAAAGGAATCTGCCAAGTGTAGGCATCAAGGGCGGTCGCAACCTGGATCGCGGAACCAGTACCAACAAACACAACGCGAACAGTATTCTCGTCAACAGTGTCGGGGTTCTTGGCCGAGCGACTCAGCTGGCTGAGGCGTCGGATCAAAGTACCAGCGCCAGCCTGGGCACCAGCAGCTGCCACATTAGTGATGGCAACCAAGTTCTGCTGATTGAAGAAATCAGTAGCAACATTGATACCCAGCTCTGCAATGGCGAACGAAGAACCAGACGTTAAATCCGGATCCATTCGCAGGATCTGGTTAACGGCAGCAATCGTTGGGCACGAACCGGTTAAGCCACTACGTGACCCGGCTGCACCTGGAACGGCTGAGACATTTGTAATCAGTCCGCCAGCACCAAGAGTACCGGAAGCGATCAGAGTACTATCACTAGCAGCAAGGGAACCTGTCGGAGACGAGTAACCGTTGCGCAAGTCATATGCACCAGCACCAGCAGTGCCATCATTACCGGCGAGGTTTACACCACCGGTGATTTCAGCACCAACCTTGCCACCACCGTAGACGGAAGTGCCGTAGCCGTAGCCGAATCGATCGGCAGTGCTCCCGAGCGTACCCGCAAAGGTAAAGTCGAGGAAGAAGATGAGACCCGAAGGTAAGCTCATCGGCTGAACGCTAACGAGATCGTTGGCGATCAAGGCACCGAAAACTCGGCGCACAAGTGGGAATGCAACAGCTGCAAAACCCTGGACATCACCAGCAGACATGCTGGATGCCTCACGGAGAAGCTCTTTCGCCTGATTTTCAAGCAAACGAGCCATCCCGTTTCGAGAAACGTCGTTGTCGATTCCCTCAAGAAGTCCGGTCTGTTCCCACTTACTAATAAGTGCAGCACCCTCCTTCGAGAGATCACGATTAACGATGCCCTCTGTTAATTTTTCTACTAAAGACATTTTAAAACCTCCTATAATTGTTATTGAATGTCACTTCGTTAAACCTGCTAAACGCAGCATTCGACCCAAATTTGGATCTTTTGTTGCCGTATTGCTTTTCTTAGAATTTAGCAAAAGCGAGGTAGGCTTCTGAACCGCTTCACGAAGTGTTTGTGGTCTTGTTCTCTGATCAAGAGTGGACCCCACTGCGTTTTGAATTGTTTCAAAAATCATACTTGCTTCTTCAACAGAATTGGCAGATTGAACAGCGTCGACAATTTGATTTTTCTGTCGCTCATTCAAGGAGGAGCTGTTTAATGCCTTGTTTTGATAAACAAGCTTGGCATTTTCCAAGTTCAGCTTCATAAGCTGACTCTTGGCTTCTATCACGAGAGCACGAAGCTCTCGATTAGAGTTTGTAAGTCCGGCGACTTTCGCCTCGAACAAACCCGCATCCGACACAACGTCAGGTGCGGTTGATACTTCTTCGATTTCCTCTTCCTCTTCAAGGTGGGCAGCCTGAGCTGCTCCCATGGCATCATTATTCGCCTGCTCGATACTACTATCGGCAGAGTTTATAGATGCCCATCCTTGTGGGCGCGGAGTCATATCGACTACTAATTCTTCAATAAGATCGGAAAGCATTTCTTCACTGATAGCAAGTTCAGCGTCGTCATCTTCTACATCAGATGCAATTGCAGAAGTTCTGGCGCTAGCGTTTGCGTCTTGCGTCATATAGTCTTCGCCAGGAGCAGCCTCTTCTAGAGCAATATCATCGGCCAGGGAAGTGGCATCTGTAAAGGCGTCGCCTTCGACAGCTTCGTCTTCTTCCTCAAGTCGCTGTTTGATGGCATCAAAATCGATTTCAATTATTTCTTCTGGTGACGGCTGTCCGAGTTCTTCATTCTGAAAAGCATAAGGGACCTCATCGATAAATTCGGTAAGTTCTGGATCGGCTTCTGTGTCCTCTTCAAGTCCGAGCTCATCTTGTTCCAGCAAAGTATCTAAGGCTTTTTTAACATCCCCCGAATACTTCTCCAATACGGCATTTTCCGCATTTTTAAGGGCAGCTTCCTTGAGGGCTTTAGCGTCTACAATCGCTTCTTCTAATAGTGAAGACATAGAATTAACTCCAGTTCTGATAACTTATCACAAATAAATAGTTCCTAAGATCAGGAAATGACTAATAGTTGTGATTTTGGTCCTCTACTAGGACGTCTCTGCTGTAAGGGCTGCCAAGTAAGCATCGCGCTCCGCGGTAAGGATAGCTTCTCTTTCTTCGCGAGTCTTATAACCCTCCTGCGCGAAGTGAGATTCTAAAATACCCTCTACGGTCGCAGGAATTGTAGTGACAGTAGGGTCTGCCAAAAGTCTTTTTTGTTCTTTGCCCATCACTGTTTCCACACAGCTATTGACCTTCCCTCTAACAGCCCCTTGTGCCCACTCATCAGGGCTCATTACTATGTCTGCTAATGCAGCATATTCTAAATCTGTTATTTCAATGGTTAAGTTTTTCATATTTTTCTCCTGTATTATCCTAACATATGTCCTGAAAACATCACGTAGCTGTCACCGCCGGTGCTTGTATTCGCGGTGAGATTTGAGACAATCACCCAAACTTTTGCTGTGTCTCCTGCGGTCATATGTGTTACAATTGATATCGCGGGTGAACCATATTGCCCCCCAGTATTATCATCGTCTTCGGACCACAGGTCTCCGTAATAACGTTTGTTGGAGGTATTGATGAAGGTCCACACATAACCACCAGAGTTAACGCTATCAAGACGAGTGGTAGCTGTGAAGAAATACGTTCCCGTTTTCGGTGCTGTATACTCGCAAGTGGTTGTATTATATCCACCCCCTATATCATAGTCTTCTACATTAGCACTGACGTGCATAGCCACCCCCGCAGCTGTTGTCTGGTTCGAGTTCGCATACGCCGCAAATGAAGGCTGCAATTCAAAGCGTGACTCGCCTGCATACACGGCAGTAGAGGCAGACACCGTTGTAGCTTTAACTCCACCATTTGCCACCACAGGACTAGATGAGGTAAGACCCACCAAGGTGCCAACACTTGTCAGTGAGGATG